GCTGCCATCGTTGTCCCTGTGATGGGATTGGATATACTCAAAAGAGTTCCAAGTTTTTCTGGTTCTCCCTCTTGAATAAGAGAATTAGAACCTTGATACATGTAATGAGTTCCTGCAACACCAGTTACATTTTCTATCTCAAGTCTAATAGGTAAGAATGGAGTAGAACACCAAACTCCTGGATTTGTATTTGAGTTCTCAAAAGTATGAGATACAACAGTCTCATTCTTCATCAACCAAGCAAATTGCACAATGCCAGCACCATACCATTCATAATTGATGGAAATCATTTGTTGTTTTGTTGGATCTGCAGTCACTCCAGTCCATCCATTACCATCAAACTTCTCACCATTCCAATCATCTCTGTATACTCTGGTTTCTGTAGTAATTCCACTTACAGTACTGCGAATTACATATGAGTATGTAAGTCCATCATTCTCAAAGAATGCCCCATTATAATCATCAAACAATCCAAATCTTCTGCGAATACCTACCTGTGGAGTATCAAGACGAATCGCAAATGCAAGAGTTGCACCTCTACCAGGAATGTATCTCATCACATTCTTGGTTTGACGAATAACTTTACTTCCTGCAGTTGATCCAACTTGCATTATCACATTACTGGACGATGCATTATGAGTTGCAGTTCCAACTCCAACTACTCTTTCATCCCATACATCAGTTTCTTTACCGTACTGGAAGGTGTTGAAGAATACTGTTTGATATGGAGATATTTTAAATCTGTTGTTGTTAGTAAATTGAGGTCTCCAGTCCGTCTGGTTTCCCCAGTGATCTGCGATATTATAAACCTCAAAGAGACTTCTTTCTTGATCTAAGAAGTCTTGTGTTTTCTTATTCCATTGTGCCATAATTAATCAGTCCAAGTTAGTCTTTCTGGTTGATATCTTTGCGTATTTTTAATTCTTAAAGAACTTTGTGATTGTGATGGATAAATGTTGTGAACAATTGCTCCAGGATACTCATCCTGAAGTTGTTCAGCAAGAGCGTTCTTATCCATCATAGAACCCTCCACTTCCAGTCTATAAATCTTTCCTTCCCACATTACATCAGCAAAGAAAGACTCTCCAACTGGTTGCGATTGTGGTTCAGAACCATTGACGTATAGGTTGCCGTTAAAGTCACCAGCAATATTGATAGATTCTGATAAAAATTGTTTGAAGGATTTCATTTTAGTTACAGTTCCAACGACGAAGGGCTTTGTTGATGTTTGAATCTGGATCTCTTGCGGTTTCTGCGGAAGTTAGTCTATCCTTCATGCCGTTCATTCTTGAGCAAAAGGACTTACGGCGTTCAGCCCTTTTGCCCGTAGGCTTTTTTTCGGTTACTGCAGTCTGAAGTTTTGAACCTGGATTCTCACGACGATAAACATCTACAGCTTTCTGACTGAGACCATCAGTTTTATCTTTGCGATTTACCGATTGCCAATCCTCTTTAACTCCAACCATTACAATAGGATTTCTAACTCCCGCTGATCTTAGTTTGGTTTTCAAAAGATTTACTTTAGTAGGTAAATCTCTCATATCTTTTTTTGGAGTTTCCTTTTCATTTTCTTTTTCATCACAACCACATCCTTCACTCATTGTTGGATTAATTTCAATTTTATTCTTCTTTTTGGAAACATCAATAACTTTTTGTTTTTGATTTTGTACTGTTTGATCGTCTACTTCAAAAATAAACTCCTCTCTCCAATTTGAATACTCTTCCATTCTATTTTTCATTAATGCGGACTTCAATGCTGGATTTCTTCTAGCTCTTTGTCCCAATGTCATTCCAGTTTCTCTTTTCGGAGAAGCATTTGTAGTTGTTTGACCTGCAGGAGGAAGTCGTTTTGTTGATGGAACTAATTTTTTTCTTTCTGGAGTTGCAGTCAACTTTGTTCTCTCTGGAGTTCCAGTTAACTTTTTCTGAGTCGTATCTGGTTTTGTTGTAGTAGGAGCTTTTTGAGTTGCACTACTAGTGGATTGTGGTGCCTCTGGTTTTGTTGGTTCCTTTTTTTCTGGTTGATTTGAACTAGGAGTTTCTGATGTTTTCTCCGCTCTTTTTTCTTTTGCCTTCTTATAAGCATATTTTCCAAGAGCAAGTCCAGTTTTAGCAACACCAGATACTAAACTTCCCACATTACTCATACCTGCAGCTACTGCTTCAGTATCTTTTTTATCACCAGCAACTTTTGTTGATCCACTCCAAGCAGACTTAACATCTCGAGCCAATTCAGATCTTCTCTGTTTTCTAGAATCCTCTTTTGCTTTCAGTTGATTCTTTTTCTCTCTTTCCTTTTTTTCTAATTCACTTTGCCTGTCTTTTGCTTCTTTTTGTTTTGCTTTTGCTGATTCTTTTGCGGCACTAGCTTGTTCCTTTCTTTTTTTATCGTCCTCTTTTTGTTTTGCTTTAGCTGCGCTAGATTCCTCTTTTTTCTTACTCTCTAACTCTTTTTGTTTTGCCTTAGATTCTTTATTTTTCTCAGCATAACTCATTCTTTCACGTTGTCTTTCAGTCCTAGCGGCTTCTTTTTCCTTTTCAGTTTCTCTTGCAATTCTTGCAGCACGAATCCTAGAAGCAGCAGAAGTTCTTGCAGCTCTTTCAGTTGCAGTATTTCTGGTTTTTACTTCTTCTTTCGATTGTTCTTTTCTCTCTGATTCAGATTTTTTTGCTTGAGGCTTTTTTACAGGTTCAGACTTTTTTGCTTGAGGTTTTTTTACAGGTTCAGATTTTTTTGATTGAGGTTTTTTTTTATTTCCATCATCTTCTGAACGAATATCAGCAAGAAGATCATCAAGTTTACCTTCACTTAATGGGGAAAACTCCATGACTAATCTATCCACCAAAGAAAATTCTTCTTTCTTTTCTGGAAGACCTTCATGTTTTGTCTTTGCAAAATCTCTTGCAGCTTTCTTACTCATTCCAGATGCAGCCTTGGCAACCTCAGGTGATGCAGGAGTTTCACCTTTCTTTGCAGCATAAACCATGCCCATGAATCTCTGTTGTGCTCTACTTAGAGATTTCTCTGCAAGGTATCCCTCTCCCATCGCTTTTTGTTTGCGAAGTTTCTTAGGATTCTTCGTCTTGTCTGCAGAGTAATTATTATCATCCTCATTATCAGGATCTACAGCACTACGATGTCTTGTACGTCTTTCTTCATCATCCATGTTTGCACGACTTCTCTTTGCTTCATCGGGAGAATACTTTCTACCACTGTTGTACCATTCCTTACCTACATGACCTCTCTTCTCAGCATCGGCAGAAGCAGCTCTTCTTTTATTCTTCTGACGATTTGCTTTGAAGTCCTTCATGGACATGCCTTCTTCAATCTCGTTCTCTTCTTTAGTAACGAGACCTACAACATTCTTATTTTTCTTTGTAAGTTTATCATATAGTTTAATAGAACCCACTTCTTTATCAGCATAATTTTTTGATTCGGATTCCCTATGTGGAGTTGTACTCAACTTGGGACCTGCTTTCTTTTTACCAATTCTACCTTTAGTTCTATAGTTCTCTTCAGATCTCTTCTCTTCTGCTCTTTCTCTTGCAGCAGCCTTTGCCATCTCACGACGGTATTCTTTATCTTCATCAACTATTTCACCCTCAAATTCATAAGACTGTCGAAGTTGTTTCATTGCATCATTTAATGCATTATTTCTTTTTTGCATTCCGTATGCAGCACCTGCGATACCAGTTCCAGGATTCTTAACTTTTAGACCTTTATTCGCAGCATCAACTCCAGAATCTGCAGCTTTTTTTGCTCTATTAATAGCTGCACCAGCAAGAGCGGCGCCACCAGCAGCAAGTCCAGCAGCAACTAAAGGCGCAATTTCATCAATCTGTTCTACTTCCTCTTTCATTCTCTTTGCCTTTGTCTTCGCAAGAATTCTCTCACGAGCAGCTTCCTGTTCAGACTTAGGGATATTAAACATATCTCTATCAGTCTTCAATCTTTCCTGAGGATCAATAATTTTTGATCTAACTTTTCTACGATTTAAAAGATACTTATCAGACTTATCGTGATCACCATCATTATCGATATCTTTGTCTTCTTTACCAACTGGATCTAGTTGTTTTGCTTCTTCAACTTTTCTCTTCTTGTCTGCAGCAATGGCAGCTCCAACAGTAGCTCTTCTCTTCTTGAGGTAAGTATCGGAAGAGTCCGAATCACCATCATTATCAACGTCGTCATCTTCATGACCGACAGGATCTAACTTCTTAACAGATTTAGCTTCTGCAACAATACGTGAAAATTCTTCCCAACTAGCCATTTATTTGTAAAAAATACTGCTAGTTTTATTTATTCTTTTTGCCCTTACGGAATTTATCGTAAATAGATGCAATCTTTACACCAGTGTAACTCTTAACTTCTTGACCTGGAGTTAATGACTGAAGGTATTCTCTATACTCATCAGTACCAATCTCATGAGGATTCTCAATAAGATCCTTCAACCAAGATTTGAACATGATTCCATCTTCACTCACACAAATCACATAGTTTGTTCCCCTACGAATCACTTCTCCTTTGAGACCGGTGTTCATATTTTCAACAAGGTTACCAACTTCATAAATGCGATCTACTAGATATGCATCTCTAAGAGCTTCTTCATCTAGTTTAGGAGCAACTTCCCATACTTCAGTCCCCTCTTCAATATTCATAGATCTACGAAGAACATTGAAAAGTTCCATCTTCTCAGTATTACCAAGAGTATCGGGAACACCTTTTGCGAACTTCTTAAAGTCACCCTCTGCTGCAGCAAGACGAAGTTTAGATGCAGACATTCCAGTTACATCATCGGAATCTGGATCTCTATCTCCAGCAGAAACTACTTCAAGTTGATCATAATTATAAAGTTCACCATTATACTTGTGACTTAAACCTTGGAATTCCCCCAATCTATCTTGACCAACCATAATGATCATGTTGGTATGACCTTCTCCATTTGCACCGGTGAGTACATTGAAAATAGTCTTTGCACCCTTGTCGTCAACAATACTGCCAGCATAATCAGGGAACATCTGACGCATGTAAGAGATCTTCATTTGTGGAGTCAGAGGATTCTTTTTAGCGTCTTGTGATCTAGAAGGATAAATTCTTAACTCGTAACCTCTCTTTTCCGCTTCCTTTGCGGCTCTCTTTAGAAGTTTTTCGTGACCAATGGTGGGTGGATTGAATCTACCAAATACTACAACAACACCAGGCGCTTCTGGAACTGGCACTTCTTCAGGTTGTTGTTCTGGTGCAACTTGTTGTTGTGCAGGTTGTTCTGATGAAGGTGCAGAAACTTGTTGCGTTGGTTGTGCGGCAGTTGCAGGAACTTCTGCGGCTGCAGGTTGTGGAGTTGCTTGTGCAGTTGATTGTGATGGGGAATCCTTTTGTCCTGGAGTGTTGTCACTACCAAAGAACTTTAGTTTACCAGCAACAGTTTTTGCAACAAACTCTCCATTCTTATCATACCAACCACCGTGACCATCTCCAGTTAAACCAAGTCTCTTGGCTTCTGTAGATGCAGAGGTTTCTCTAGCTTCAGTGAGGAACTGAGTAAAATTCTTCATTATTAATCGAGTTAGGATTCCTTAACCATAAAGGTATTTATTATTTTTCCTTTGGTGTATAAGCCGCAGGACCAGCTTCAACATAGAATTTTAATTCTTTAATTTGGAAATCTTCTCCACTTCCAGCAACTCTTTTTTTAAATCTCAATTGAAATAGTTCTTTATTTCCAGGAACTACTTTAAATTTTAAATTGTCTCCACTTTTTTGTACATCTATTGATGTTGTATTTTTCTGAAGTTCGTTTATATAATCTACGGTTATTTCTTTTATTTTTGATTTATCAATGTCAACAACATTAGCAAGATCGGAGCCAAAGGTCATTGATTTAAATAATTCAAATGCTTGATCTTTAAAAGAAGAACTTCTCGAAGCGTCTTCAAGGGCTTCTAAAGTCTCTTTATATAATTCTTTAATAGTATCTACTTTTAATTTCTTTTCTAAAGGAGTTCTGGCTTGTGCAAGTTGTTCGCCTAATACTTTTCGATACTTAGTTTCATTTGGAAGTGTGACCCCAAATCTTCTTACGATATCCATCATTCCATTAAATGGACTTAGGTTGGCCAATGTTTTACTTCCGGATTTCAAAGAGAAATTTAATGTTCTATCAAGTTGTTTTTGGCCATTCATAGTTACGACAACTTCCAAGTCACCTTTTATATCTCCACCAGAAGATTCTCCAGCAATACCATCAGCGTTAATAAGAATATCAACTTTATCTGATTTATTATTTTTTAAGTAACTATCCTTTGTTCTGCGAATAAGGTCTTGATAATGTGTTTTAGTAAAAGTAATTAAGTTATCAATTTTTCTATCAATATTTCCCACATCTGCACTTTTCTCATAAAGAGGTGCATAGTTTGCACCAAATGCCATATTTGTAGATTCATATTTTAATCTAATAATCAAGGTGACTTTAATTTGATCTTGTGGGCGACCGTCTTTAAATTCTCTAACTACAATCTCTGATCTACCATTCCTGAAAATACCAGGATCAATCTGTCTTCTCCACTTGTTAACATTAGCTTTGTTAATCGTACCATTTGCAAATAGTTCTGCAAGACAGATGGCAAAAACGCCCTCCATCACATCTCCTTCATTTAACTTTGCCATAGGTACAAAAAAACCCTTCCAAATATTTATGGAAGGGTCATTTATTATTTGGTTTTTACTGCATCTTCCATTGCAGAATCTAGATTTACAATCACTTCACGAAGATTAAAAATACGTTCAGGAATTGCAGGTCCATTAGTATAACCTTTTTGAGAATCAACTAGAGTCATAAGAACTATACCAGCTTCTTCAAGACTCATTTCAAGAATTACTTTAGTACTCACAGATCATCCTCCGCACGATTTTCGGAATAATAAACATCAAAAGATCCACCAGGATAACGTTTTTCAAGTTTAGTTACATTTCCTGCAACCACTTCATCAATGGTAACTCCAAGTGCCATACAAGCTTGTGCAACATACCACATAATATCACCAAGTTCAATAATCAGGTGTTCTTTGTTAACTGCATTCCATGGCTTACCTTGAAAGATCATTTTCTTGATGATCTCAAGAAACTCACCACCCTCAGCGTTGATGCCAACACCAGCAGTAAGAAGTCGTTCAATATTGGCACCCTTTTCATCAAGTTCTACTAGACGATTTGAAAGAGCAAGGAAATCAGTAGATGCTTCAGAAGTTACTGCATCTACAAATTGGGTGTACTTGTTAAAGTCAATATTTTTAGTCATCAGAATTTAAATCCCTCGAATGATTTTTTAGGTCCAGTTTTCTTTTCTTCATAAGTATACTCTTCTTCTTGTCCAGAGTCAAGTATGTCAGCTTGAGCACTCTGTTCACAATCATAGAGTCTCATTTTTGCACGATCAATACCAACAACGAACCTTTTATTGATGGTAGGGTCATTATAACGATTTTTCAATTGTTTTACCATGATCTGTCCCAACTCCTCGAGCTCTTCAGTGCCAATAAGGGCAAACATAAGATCAGCAGTAGCAGGGAGACCAAAGGACTCAGAAGTATCAGTAAGTTCAACATCAGAAGAACCATAACCTGAACGAGTGGTCTGAGTAGCGGAGACAATCGGGAGGTTAAACTCAACGGCGAGTCCCCTAAGTTCCTCAGCAATAGCTTTGATATATGAATAAGAATTGACAGAAAGGTTTCCCTTATACCGAGAGGAAGCACAAATATTAAGGTAGTCAATGAAAATAATATCAGGCTTAAATGACTTCTTAAGTGCAAGTTCATTAAGAAGTGACTTGAAGTGGCCACTATGCGCTGATGCAGTGGGATACTCTTTAATTATAAGAGTTCCTTGTGTCTTCTTTGCAATATTAGAAACTTTAGTTTCAAACATTTTACGGGGAAGATTTGTGATCTCCTGAATATTGACATTCAAAAGATTTGCATCAATCCTTTCTGCAATTCTTTCTTCAGCCATCTCCATAGTAATATAGAGTACATTTTTACCCCTGAGAAGAACAGAAGCAGCAAAATGGCACATGAATAGAGACTTACCAACACCAGTGCCTGCAAGAGCAATGTTGAGAGTTTTATTAGGAAGTCCACCCTTTGTAATCTTGTTGAAGAACTCCAGATCGAAAGGAATTTTTTCCTCAGTCTGATGGTAGAATTCGTATCGTTCTTCATAGTCGTGAAGATAATCGTGACCTACATTCGTATCAAAACTGACTGCAAGTGCATCAGAGAGGATGGATGGAATTGCATCTTTGGTCTTCTTAGAATCCTTACCATCGACAATGGCAATAGATTCCATCAATGCCAAATAAATGGCTTTATCACGACACCATTTTTCAGTAGTATCACACAACCAAGATGTATCTAGTTGAGAATTATCAAGATTTGCAATATACTCTACAAGTTCTTTATAAGAATTCTCATTCAAATCTGTACGATTATCTACTTCAACTTTGAGAATCTCTTGAGTAGGAAGTTTATTGTACTTAAAAATAAACTGACAGATCTCTTCAAAAACTACTTTCTCAGTGTAGTCAGTGAAATATTCAGTTCGGATAAAAGGTAGAACCTTTCTAGAATATTCTTCATTGAATGCAAGACTCCTAAGAATAGTAGTTTCAACCCGTTCCATTAGTAATAGTGACAATAAGTGGACATAATATACTTTACTCCTTTATTGACTCGCAATCCCGCATGAGGATACTGCCAAGTTGGAGGAAACACCATGACTGATCCTTGTTTAGGAACAATCTTTTTATTGTGATGAGGAAACTCAGTTTCACCACCAGTGAAATCATCATTTAGATAATACAAGAAAGCTAGATACCTTCTTGAAGAGGCATGATCTTCAACATCAACATGAATATCAAATCTATCATGACTCCTAGAATGATACTTCTTAATACGAAACTCTTCTAAGAAGAGTCGTGGTGGATACCATCTAGTGTAGTCTGAGAACTCTTTTTTGTAAAGGCTCAGTACACTCATAGTAACTTGAGATAGTTGTTTGACACTATCTGGATGTTTTTGATTGATATTTAATTGTGTAAAGTTTGGAGTTCCTTTGTTATTGACAATCTCCTTATATCCACTCAGGTCAAAGAGATTGATCAAGATCTGACATGTTTCTTGGGGAAGAACATTATCATAGATCTTGATAAAATCATCCATAACAAAACTCTTTCTGAGCAATTTCATCTAAAGCCTGCATTACTTCTGGAGTGAAATATTCCTCTGGATTTGCGAGGATTTGTTTTGCGTAGATTTTCTTTCCATCAATTTCATATCTACCTGCGACATTTTTCCAAAGTCCGCCAATCTCACCGAGTTCAAGAAGACCGTAATAACGATCAAGACCACGCTCATCGTAATACAAACGAACTTCAACTTGTTGATTCTCCTTACTTAAACGAGACTTAGCAGTTTTGCATTTAATAATGTTTCCAATAACATCCGTTCCATCTTTTTCTTTTTTCTTAGAAAGATGAATAATAGTAGAAGCCGCATACTTAAGTCCACTACCACCACCCATTTCCTTAGTAGGAACGTAAGCACCGATGACATCATAAGTGTGATTGGTTACAATCATTGGAATTTGCGCTTGACCCAACTTAAGAGTAAGCATACGGAATGCACCTTTAATCAGTTGTGATTTGGTCATATCACGAACTTGTTTGTCATTCAGAGCATCAGTAATTTCTTTCTCAGTTGAAAGCATACCCAAAGAGTCCAACACAAACATACAGGGTTTGCGTTCTGATTCGGGTTTTTTTAAGTATAGGTCTACCGCTTTGAGCGCCTTACCACGGAACTCCTCCACTGTAACAACATTAACAACAACAAGACGAGTAGTATCAATTCCACGAGATTCTACGAGAGATTTGGTAATAGCAGCTTCAGTATCAAAGTAGAGACAATAACCATCGGGGTTAGTATCAAGAAAATTCTTAACCACAGCGAGAGAGAAGAAAGTTTTTCCAGTAGAAGACTCTCCAGCAATAGCAGTAATCTTATTCCCAGATA